AACTTGGTCCACTCGAAGATATTGGCAAATAACACTTCTTTCAAGAAATACTTACCAAGCAGGATCTGCTGTAGGCTACGCAGGATCTTCACCAACAGAAGCCGTTACTTTAGATGGAACCACAGGCAGCCCAGTAACTAATTCTGATGCAACTGGCATTACGCCATTTGAAGCAGGGTGGAGATTTAAAGCAGACGGTAATGTATATAAATGGCAACATCCAAATAATGTGGGTGGAGATGGCGAAACTTTATATTCAACTACAACTTGGAATAACATTACTCCATCACAAACATATTATATAAAGGCGTCCAATTACGCAGGCACAGTTAACTTAAACGTAGCTAGAAGTGATACACTCAATACGTGGATAGCTTTAAATACGACAAGAGAATTTGTGGTATACGATACCAGAACCTACAGTAGTTATGCTGATGAAAATAATGTTATGAAAATAGAAATATCAGCGAATAGCAGTGGATCGCCAGTATTAGCAACTGGTTATTATGAAGTCGAGTACTTCGGAGGCGCATAGGAAATAAAATGGCACTATCACATGTAATGAATATTATTAGTAACGCAGGAATAGTAGCAGCAGGCACGGGTAGCGGTGGCGGCGGTGGCGGTGCCAGTAACTTGGACAGCCAAACTGTTACTGTTGGGCAATCCAGCAGCGCAAGCGGCGGCAGCGGGGCACCCACAGGCACAACCACTCGTAGAGGCTTCTTAATTAGCGGTGCTGGCGGTTCTATCGCTGATGGAACAAGTAATATTTATAGTGGCGCCTCAATCTTACAGATTCAATATATTTGGGATACTTACTATCCGACCTCCGGAGTCACCCTCGTGATTGCTGGCACCAACCGGGCAAATAGTGGCTGGACTACTTTAACTATAGGCAGTACAGCGTACCAAAGAACGAGTGCAAATTATACTGCAGATTCTGGTGGTAATACATATTGGACTTGGTACGAGGGCAGTGATAATAACGGTACAGAGGATCCTTTTGGTAATACTGGTGGGACAACAACTTGTGTGTTTACATAATAAATAAACAAAAGAGAATAAACTAATGGCACAACCAACAACAAGAGAACAATTCAAAGGCTGGATACTCCGGAAGCTAGGTGCTCCTGTGATTGATATTAATGTGTCTGACGAACAGATTGATGACCGTCTTGATGAAGCTATAGATTTCTGGAGAGACTATCATTTTAATGGAAGCCAGTTAGTTTATCTTAAACACCAAATTACTCAAACTGATAAAGATAATGGTTATGTAACTTTACCTACAACGATACTTGGTATATCAGGCATCTTTAATATGCAGTCAAGTATTTCTACGGGTGGTGGCATATTTAATGTTCAGTACCAATTTGTTCTAAATAATCTCGAAGACATTACTGGTTATAATATCACAAACTATTTTATGTCAATGCAACATATGGAATTCTTACAAGAAATGCTTGTTGGAAAACCAATGATCCGTTATAATAAACATGTAAATAAATTATGGATTGATTCTGGGGCAGACACAATGCCTGTCGGCGAATATATTATTATTGAGGCGTATGATGTAATTGACGGAACAACATATGCAGATGTATGGGGTGATCGTTTCTTACAAAATTACGCAGCTGCGTTAATTAAAGAACAGTGGGGATCGAACCTAACAAAATTTACGGGTATGCAACTTGTTGGTGGAGTATCTTTCAACGGAGAACAGATACTTGCTGATGCCAGAGAAGAAAGGAAAATAATGGAAGAAGAAGCAATACAGAATCTGCAACCTCTTTCCTATGGATTTATTGGATAAGCTAAATGGCTACGAATACATTCTTTAATAATTATGCTCAAGTCCAAGAACAATCTTTAATTGACGATTTAGTTATTGAGTCAATTAAGATTTATGGTGTTGATGTCATTTATATTAGTAGAGCAATTAAAGGTCGAGATAAGATCTTTAACGAAGATGACTTTCCAGAATACAACGAAACATTTGAATTTGAAACTTATGTTAAGAGTATGGAAGGTTTTGAAGGAGAAGGCGATTTCTTATCTAAGTTTGGTTTAGAAATAAGAGATACATTAACGCTTACAGTTGCGAATAGAACATTTGAAAGACACGTAACTCGAGAAGTTGTTGAACTCACTCGACCAAGAGAAGGCGATTTAATTTACTTCCCTTTAAACGAAAAGATGTTTGAAATTAAATATGTTGAACATGAAAGCATATTTTATCAAATGGGACAAACACAAGTATATGATATGCAATGCGAATTGTTAGAATATTCAAATCAAAGGTTTAATACTGGTCGTTCGAATATTGATGATTACTTTGCTGCATATAATACAGACATAATTGTTGATGCAAATAATGCAACGTTGTCGGCACTTGCTACAACTGATGATAACTCAATGAATCTTGACTTTGAAATAGAAGCCGATGGTATTATTGATTTCTCAGAGGTAGATCCTTTCAGTGAAAACATATCTATAAGTGATACCTAATGGCAATAGCAAATTATTTTTATAATTCTACGATTCGCAAATATGTTGCTTTATTTGGTACATATTTTAATCAATTAGAAGTTCGCAGAACAAGTACTGATGGGACTCTTAATCAGAGACAGATAGTACCTATTTCTTATGGACCATATCAAAAGATTTTAGCAAGACTTGAACAAGATCCTACATTACAAGGCGGAGCAACGCAAGACGCATTTGGAAAGCCAACTGCAGGACAACCATTCGCAATGACATTGCCTCGTATGGCTTTTGAATTAAATAGTTTTACATATGACGCAGAACGAAAAGTTGCACCAACAAGAAAATTAAGAAAGACCGCTGTAGATGTAGATAACGGCGGCAGACGATTTGTATATTCAGGAACTCCATATAATATGGGATTCAGTTTATACATCATGGCAAAATATAACGAAGACGCGGTTAAATGTTTAGAACAAATATTACCGTTCTTTAATCCAGAATTTACAAGCACTGTGAATCTGATATCAGGATTAGAAGCAATTGATATCCCTCTCATATTAAATGACGTGGCGTCAGAAGATCTTTATGAAGAAGCATTTACGCAAAGAAGAAGTATACTATATACATTAAACTTTACAATGAAAGGTTGGTTCTTTGGTCCTGAGAAGGATAAGGCAGTTATTAAGTTTGTTGATGCAAGATTGGCAACTGATACGCCAACTGATACAGAGTTTGAAACATTCCAAACTGGACAACCAGGTTCTACAGCAAATAATGTAGCAACCACTGATATAACACAAACTATTGATTATAGCTTGATTGAATTTGACGACAACTGGGCATACTTAGGGCAAAGCTCTGATACAGAACCTAGTTAAGAAGGAACATTTATTATGAAGATTGGATTTACTTGTAGCAGCTTTGACCTGCTTCATGCTGGCCACGTTCAGATGCTAAGAGAAGCAAAAGAACAATGTGATTATTTAATTGTAGGATTACAAATGGATCCTGCTGTAGATCGTCCTAAAGAAAAGAATCAACCAATTCAAACAATTGTTGAAAGATACAGTCAACTTAAAGCGGTGAGTTACGTTGATGAAATTATTCCTTATTCAACAGAACAAGATCTTGAAGATATACTTGAACTGTATACAATTAATGTTCGTATCTTAGGTGAAGAGTATAGAGATAAAGAATTTACAGGAAAGGACATTTGTCGTAAACGCGATATTGAACTTTTCTTTAATAAACGTGATCATCGGTTTAGTACATCAAAGCTTCGTCAAAGTTGCGCTTGGGTAAACAAAGATGGTGACTGGAAAGTTATGGATAAATAATATCATGAATGAAGATACTATAGCGCAAAAGTTAAATATGAGACCACTCCAAGATACTCAAGAAGGTTTGGATAAATTAGATGTGAAAGTATCTGACTTACCAGTTAACTCTTTTTCAACAAACGAAGTCGCAATGGACGGGGAACTGCAGAAAAGTGTAGATTCTTTAAAGAATTTGCCGCAAGAAAGTGAAGCAGGCCTACCAGCCGTTATGAGTTCTACTGCCAAAGAGAATCTAAAAGATATTGAATTGGCTAAGGCAAATATCGAAAACATTATTAATCTCGGTGACGACGCTGTTAAAGAAATGACAGAGATTGCGAAACAATCAGAATCACCTCGAGCATTTGAAGTTGTATCTACTTTAATGAAAACATTACTCGATGCGAACAAAGATTACGTTGAAATGTCAACAAAGAAAAGATACGCAAAAGAAGAAGATCCTTCGGCTGATAAGAGTACAAATGTTACAAATAATAACCTTATTGTATCAACGGCTGATTTACTGAAAATGATTAAAGGCGAAGATAAGTAATGGATCGTGGCTACTTAGGCAACTCATATCTCAAAAAGATTGGAGAACAGATAGAATTTACTCCTGAGATGCTTAAAGAGTATATGAAGTGTGCTGATGACCCAGTTTATTTTGCAGAGCAATATATTAAGATTGTGCATGTTGACAATGGATTAATTCCAATGGACATGTATGACTATCAAAAAGATATTACACGTAAGATTACTGACTCAAGAAGAGTTGCAGTATTAACATCAAGGCAGGCTGGTAAAACAACTACAGCAGTAGCCGTTATATTACACTACATCCTCTTTAATGAATTCAAGACTGTAGCCATATTGGCAAACAAGGGAGATGCTGCTCGAGAGGTTCTAGGCCGAGTTCAGTTAGCTTATGAAGCATTACCTAAGTGGATGCAGCAAGGTATTGAAGAATGGAATAAAGGTAACATCACGTTAGAGAATGGTTGTAAGATCTATGCAGGTACTACAACATCTTCTGCTATTCGTGGTAAATCTATATC